ACTGAGTTAATCGTAGAGAGATGGAACAGAACAGAATCTGCTGTACTTGCTACCGGAACAGGTTCAAGCCAGCCGGAGGGCTTAGTAACAGGTGCGTCTGCTGGTGTTACTGCTGCCGCTTCTGCCATTACGCTAGATAATGTGTTAGACCTTATCCACGCCGTTGACCCGGCTTACCGTAATGCACCATCATTCAGACTTGTATTAAACGATGCAACTTTGAAAGCTTTGCGTAAACTGCAAAACAGCGAAGGTAATTACGTTTGGCAAATGGGTGATGTAAGAACAGGCACTCCTTCTACCATCTTTGGTGTTCAGTACGTAGTTGACCAAGCCATTGCGAACATCGGAGCGTCTGCCGTTTCTATGCTTGCCGGAGATTTGAGCAAATATATCATTCGTGATATCGGTTCAGGTATCTTGCGTACTTCTGACCATCATTTTTTTGCCGAAGACCAATTGGCAATGGTGTATCAAAAATCATTCGATGCCAAGGTGATTAACTCAGCCGCTATCAAGAAATTGACACACGCTGCATCCTAATCAATAAAATAGGGGTTGTACAAACGTGCAACCCCTTAAATAAAATATTATGAAAGTCAAAGTATTAAAATCATTTAGCACGCTAGATAAAAGCTATACCATTAATGAGGTGGTAGAAGAAGATGCTAGTTTGGTAAAAGATTGGCTAAGGCATGGATTAGTAGCTGAGGAAGCTACAACAGAACAACCAAAGAAAAAGAATGTTTCCAAAGCTGCCTGATTTAGTTTCTGTGTCCGATACACTAACGATACCACTTACTGAGGTATTCAACGCTTTACGTATTTACGTGGCTACTGAGGATATCCCTACGCACCACGATTATACGACTATTAATGTGTTGTTAGGGGCTGCGATAAGTGCGGCGGAAACTAAACTAAATAAAGACCTTAGAATCAGGACGTGGCGATATGTTGGTTATTCTTGGGAATCGTTGCCGCTTCGTAAGTTCCCGTTTAATGAACTTGTAAGCGTAAAATATTACGATGTTGACAACGTTCAACAAACGATGTCGGTTGATACCGATTATTACTTACAAAAGTTTAGCAATCAGTCGGCTTATTTAAAATTCAACACTACGCCGGAAGTTTATGACCGACCCGATGCCGTAGAGGTAATATTCAAGTCAGGAACAGATACTATACCGGAAGATGTAAAGTTGGCTATTTTGTTAATCATCAATCAGTTTTACGATGACCGGAGCAATGGGAAACAAACGATGCCAACGGCTGCGGATGCGTTATTGAGACCACACCGAATGAATAATTTTTAGTTATGAAAGTGCAATTTGTAGTAAAGACAGATAAGTATTTCAAGGATGAAATTGTTGAATTATCTGATAAAGACGCTGAACAGGCGGTTAAAAGCAAGCAGGCGAAAGTATTTAAAGGAGCAAAGAAAGAAGAGGTAAAAGATGAAGGTTAATGCCGGACAGTTAAACAGAAGGATTGTAATAAAATACAATGCTGAGGGGGCTAAAAATTCCTTTGGTGAGCCTGTTATGACTGAAACCGTATTACTTACTACTTATGCTAAGTTGGTAGAACAGATGTCATCTAATGATACAGAGCGATACACCAACGACACGCAAATAGTAACGTCTGACCAAGTTCAATTTTTGATTCGTTGGACACCTTTGTCAATAACGCCTAAAATGTGGATAGAGTTTGAAGGGATTAAATATTTAATCAATAAACATCCTTCGGAGTTGGGTTTTCATCAGTATTTTTTATTAACAACCGAAAGAAAAGATAATGTTTGAGTTTGGGATACAAATAAAAGAGATTGAAGGTTTACAAAAAAAACTTAGAAACGTTCCTTTATACTTAAATAAAGAGTTTCACTTGTCTGCTTTGCGGTCAGCGGCTCGACCGATATACAATGAATTAGACCATACTACACCTTATCAGTTTGGACATTTAGTAAGTGATTTGACAATAAGAAATTCAAAATTTCAAAAAGAGAATGAACATACTGTAATAGTAGGTTACAAACGGGGGGTGGGTCATTATGGATATATTGGCAGGTTTTTAGAATTTGGTACACAGTTTATTAGTGAGCGTAGGTTTATGAGGAGAGCGGAAGAAAACAACATGGCTTCGATGAAAGCTATTTATGTAAACAAGATACAACATAAGGTAAATACTTTTTTTGAATGACACCGGAAGAAATAACACGTGCTGCCCTCGTTGCCAATAGTAGCCTAAATGCTATTGTAGGCGATAACGTGTTTATTGAACGAGTGCCACAAGGTTTCAAGAATTATCCGTGCATATTGATAAATTTTATTACGGAAAATCCTAATAGGGGGCAAATAGCTGACTGTGTAGATGAGGTGAAATTGCAGGTATCAGCTATTACAACAACATACACTCAATTAAGTACAATCGGCCAGTTAATCCGTGCCGAAATGGACAGAAAGAAGGGAGTGTTTGGTACAACGACATTAATAGGTTGCATCTATGAGAGTTCGGGCGTAGAGCCTGACTTTGACGATGGCAAATTTTATACTAAGAGTTTAGATTTTAACTTTTTAATTCAAAAATAAGATGGCTTTAAAAAACAGAGTATTAGGCGAAAATGTATTTGTCTATAAAGGCACAGACCCAATTGGTTGTGCTAAAACAATCGAGTTGAACATCTCAGTAACTGAACTTGACGTAACGTGTCAGGGTACTGGTGATGTTATGCAGACCGAATCAGGTCGTAAAAAAATTACAGGTACAATCACCGGGCTTGACCGTATGGCTACCGGTGCAGATGCTGCCACTAATGTAACGGCTGATAACCTCTTTGATGACACGTTAAACGGTACGTCCGTAACGGTTAAATGGGGCTCAGAAGTGTCTGCTGACATTATCTACACGGCTGTTGGTATTATTACTTCGTGGAAGGTAAGCGGTTCACTTGATAGCGTTGGAACGTTTGATGTGTCATTCGCTTTTAATTCAATCACTAAATCTACTATCGCATGATTTTGAACGAAATTAAAATTGTCATGGGGGGCGAAGACCGTACGCTTCGCTTCTCCATGATTTCTACAAAGAAATTTATAGCTGACGCAAAAGACCCATCTTTTCAAGCAATATTAAACAGTTCCGTTGATTTGGTTATGTACCTTATCGACTTAGGATTAAGGAACAAGCCCGAAGGCTATTCAAAGGACTTGTTAGAAGAATGGGTTGATGATATGGACTTTTCTGAGTATGAGAAAGCAAAAGATTTCTCTTTACAGGCCATGGGGTTTATGATACAACAGGAACAAGCGGCGGGCGACATATTGAAGGGGGTAGTTCCACAGGGCGAGATTCCGACCCGCTAACGTTTAACGACATAATTAGGCAGGCCATACGAATAGGCTTGCATCCTAACAGTTCGGATTTTTGGGATTTACGACCGGATGTCTTTAAGATGATGGTCGAAGAATACGAACTGAAAAGACAACAAGAAGCGGGATTATGGCGTACTGCGTTCGCTTTATTATCGGGCGGCGATGTCGATTGGAAGCATGAAATGCCGCTGCCGTTGATAGATAGGGCAACTTCGCAAAATGACAATAAAATACCTTTAGAAGATAGACAGGCACTTTTAGAAAAATACGCAAAAGCAAAGTAAAATGGCAAACATAGCATTAACGGCTCGAGATGAACAGTTTATAGCTGCCATGCGTAATTCGGCAGGGGCTGTTGGTGAATTGTCAGCCAAGTTAAATATCAACCTAAAAAACGCTTTTAAAGAAGTTGATTATGTAAGTAGGCAATTCAATGCCGGATTGACCCGCATGGGTAACAATATTAAATCCGTTGGCTCGAATCTTACATCCTCATTAACACTACCTTTAACGCTTGCAAGTGCCGGAATCTTAAAAGTTTACGGTGATATTGAGAAGTTGAAGATTGGTTTAGAAAGGTATGGTGTAGCTTTGGAAGATTTAAAAGAGTTAGCTAAAACTCCAGGACTTGGTATTGAAGAAGCGGCTAGGAGTGTTCAGGCATTAGCCGATGCAAGATTTGATATAGACCTTAGTAAACGGGCTGTATCTGAGTTTGGTAATGCGTTGGCTGCTGCGGGTAGGGGTAAGGAAGAACTAGAGGGTGTTTTTAGAGCTTTCTCTCAAATTAAAGGAAAAGGCAAAGTTCAGGCAGAAGAAATTAATCAAATTGCTGAAAGATTGCCTATCATTCGGACGTTAATGTCTGAGATATTTGGTACGGCTGATACTGAAAAGCTGCAACAAATGGGCATAACAGCCGATGAGTTTTTGGCTAAGATAGTGGATAGACTTTCAGAAATGCCACGGGTTGCGGGTGGGTTTAGTAATGCCATTGGGAACATTGGTGATGCGTTAAAGATAGCTTTTTTTGAGATAGGCAATGTAGCCAATAAGCTGTTTGACTTTGAAAGCATAACTAATAAGGTGTCAAAAGCCATTGAGAGTGCTACGAACTGGTTCAAGCAATTAGACCCCTCTATTCAAAAGGCTATCTTTGCCGCCGTTGGTATTGCCGCTGCACTTGGTCCAGTATTGACAATAGTAGGCGGTTTAGTTGCGGCCATTCCCTTTCTTATTACCACCTTTATAGGCCTATTAACCCCTATTGCTGCCGTTGCCGGGGCTGCCTATATTATTATGGCAAATTGGGATAAGATAAGTCCTTATTTTTCTGAGGTGTTTGAAAGTTTGGGCATCATCTTTAATGAAATTAAAAATGTCATTATTATAGTTTGGACTAAACTTCACGATTCAGTTATAGGTACGACAGGTACTTTACTTGGTAGCTTGATGCGTCAGTTTAGTACAGGGTTGCGTATTATTGCCGAGGTTGTACGTTTAGTCGGTGGCATTCTTACAGGCGACTGGCAAAAAATAGGGTTAGCAATTAAGAATATTGTTAAAGGGCTTTGGAATATCGTTATTAACATTTGGCAGATGGGCGTTGAGGGTGTTTTAAGCCTTACAGCCGGGTTATTAGAATCGTTAGGTGCAACTGACAACGCTGAGAAGATACGTAAGTTTAGCGATAAATTTGTTTCATTTACTGATAGATTTAAAGCATCTTTAAGTGATGCGAAAGATGAAGCAATTGCGTTTGGTGTGGCTTTGGATGGGATAACCGTTAAAGGCAATAAATTGGCCGAAGTTATTACCCCAACAACTCCAACAGGCGGTACTGGCGGCGACAAAGAAACATCTATACCACGTACAGCGTTCGGGGCGTTATCCGGTGTTTCAGCTATTACGAAGAACATAAGCAAAGAAACATCGGCTGAGATAATTCGATTATTAAAGGTAATGGATATTGAGTTGGATAAAGTTGCAACTAATATGCAGACCCGTATTGATAAAATTAAATCGGGTATTTCGGGGGCTTACGTAGATTTTGCAAAGCAGAACATTAATGATATTATTAATTTTGCAGAGCAAGCAAGTGAAGCAATTAAAGTATCTTTGATTAAAGGACTTACTGCGGGTCTAGAAAGTATGTTGGCTGGTGGCGGTTTAGGTGGTGCATTGAAAGCAATATTAAATTCTTTGGGTGGTGCATTGCAACAAATAGGTAAGCAGTTTTTAATTGCTAACCTTAGTGTTGAAAAATTAAAAGATACCTTTGC